CATCAAGGAGTAGTGTGTATGGACATGCAAACCTACGTAATTCATCTATTACCAGTCAATATTTGTGCTGGTAGCAGATGGAGTGTCAAACCCAAAGTAGAATGCTTCTTGCTCTGGATATGGAACCTCACGAACAACCTTATCTAGGTTGAAGAATTCATAGCCGTCCCACTTAAATGGTTCAGCATCTGGTGTGCTTGGAATAAGTGTGTAATTGGTTTCAGTTCCCTGTCCATTACGCTTTAACTTCCATTGCAAGTTTGAAATGCTTCCTGTTTCTAAAGCATATTCACGAATTGTGTTGAATGCAGATTGCTTACTAATGCCTTGTGACCAAACTGCAATGTAAGCATCTTCTGTTCCGTCATCTACTAGAACATTTGTATAGAAACGTAGACGTGCTCTCCATCCAGACTTTGGCTCTTTACGTGCCATCTCACAACCAAAGCAACGTCCTTCAGATTCCTGTGTACATGCTGCCTTGCGCTTATAGTCCTTTGGATTTGTATGCTCTGAACATACCACTGCTAATCCACGATCTTCATTATAGTTTGCTGAATCTTGATCCAGTTCATTAACAAATCTAATCTTTGCTGCTTGTCCGTCTGCTAACTTAACCCAACGAACCTTTGTTCCTGTACCTTCGTATTTTGGCTTGTCGACTAGGGCGTTGATATTTTTTAGTCCCTTTACAATAGTCATATTTTGTTTTCTCCTTATATAAGTGTTTTATTATTTTAGCATAGAGTCAATAACGTTGTCAAACTGAAACTCAAGTTTTCTAATTTGATCATCTGTCATATCGCCTATGTCTTTGTATCCTTGATCAGGCCTTACAATTGTAACTAAGTTACCCATTTTTTCAGTAAGTCTCTCAGACATAATTGTTCCAGCATCATCATTATCTGCTACTAGCACGATACCTGTAAAGTACCGCTTCAAAAGTTCAATCTGGCTTGATGAAACATTTGCCCCTAGGGTAGCAACCGCAGGGAAACCTACTTGATCTAATCTAATTGCATCAAAAGAAGACTCAACAACGTACACAGTCTTAGATGCTTTTACTCTGTGAAGATTAAATAAAATCTTGCTTTTTGGAAGACCTGGAGTATTTTTAAACTCCTTGCCCTCAATAGTTCTTGCAACAAAGCCAATAGACATTCCGTCTGGAGACTGCATTGGAATAACAACAGAGTCTTGCTTTTCTGAAAAGCCTAAATCAAATTTTACCACAGACTCTTTTGTAATCTTTCTGCTTTCAAAATAATTCATTGCTCTTGGCGAATCAATTGCTTGCTTGTTTAATCTTTTAATCAATAACTCATCATACTGAACAAAGTCTGGAATATCATGTAAAGCCTTATTGATTACTGATTCAATGTCTGTTTCTGTTTCTTTGCTTTTAATAAATCTTATTGTTTCAAAATATGTTCTACTAGTCATATGCATAATTAACTCAATAAGACTTCTAGTTGTTTGACAACCAAAGCAAAAGAACAGTCCAGATTCTTTTGAAACTTCGCCTGCTGGCGTTCTATTATTATTATGATAAGGGCAAAAAATTATATAATCAGTTCCATACTCAGCCTCTATGTCAATGCCTGCACCAGTTAAAACTCTGTGTATTTGCTGTGTTGTATATAATTCTTTAGCCATTTTTATCTTCAAAATCCTTGTACTTGTAATATCCCTTATCGAAGTCTGCTTGTACTAAGAAGTCTCCCATAAAACCATTACGATTCTTTCTGAATGCACATTCAATAATATCACTATTAGTACCACGACCAAGTGCTAATACCCAGTCAGCATCGTATGCAATCTGTCTAGACCAAGCAGTTTGTCCAAGAGTAGGAACAGTGCTTAAATCTTTTACATCATCTGGAGTTGCAGATGAAATAGCCATGATTGGTACTTCTTCACTAATAGCCATTAGTTTAAGTTCACGAGAAAGGTTCTTCATACGTACCGTTTCGCTATCAGCCTTTTGATTTGGACTCATAAGTTGTAGGTAGTCAACAATAACAAAGTCTGGCTTGTACTGATCAATCTTTCCACGAATTACAGAAGGAGTTACTTCTCCACCTTGATCGTTTGAGATAATATGAAAGTGTGGTCTTCCTTGAAGTTTAGACTCATGCCATTTCTTTAGCATATCAAGTTCTACTTCTCCATTAGAAAGTTTTCTATGAGACCAAAGTCCTTCACCCATAATCGTAAAAGCACGATTACGAACTTCTGTTTCAGACATTTCAAGACTAATGATTAAAGGAGTCTTACCCTGCTTCCAAGCCTGCACAGCAAAGTACAGAGCCAACCAAGACTTTCCAATACCTGGATAAGCAAGGAATACTCCAAGTTGTCCTGGCATAATTCCAGAAGGTAGATAGTTATCAAATCCTGGAAGACCAGTCTTGATTCCTATATGACCCAACTCTTGCTGTCTTTTAACATGCTCAAAGTATGCGATTGCAGAATCAATATCCGTAGCATCAATATCACGAATAGCCGAAGTATTTTTCTTTAACTCTGAAGTTTTTGTAATTAGTTCTTCTAAAGCCTTAGATCCTTCACCTTGCTGAACCTCTGATGCAGCACTACGAATAATATCTTTTAGACTATCGTTTAGATATTCTACTTGCAACTCATCAAGATGATGCTTTGTTGCACCGATACCTTCGGCTGGTGCAAAATCTCTAAACTTATCAACAACAAGAGATATAGGAGGAACAGTTCCATTTGTTTCAGAATAGTTTCTGATAAAGTTCCACACATCGTTATGTGTTCTTAGAAGATTATCAACATTAGCCTGTAACAGTACGTGCACTTGCTTATCAGTTAAAACAGCAGTGATTAGTTTTGCCTCTGTATTATTCACTTAACCACTCCTTTGCTCTAGCCCTGCGCTCTGATCGTTCTTTATCGTCTTGTTCTTTATCAAGTTTACCATTAAGGATTTTCTCTGCATTGTAAGCAAAGAAGTTCCAAGTTGGATCCTGTGCAATATTAAAATAATAATCTAATAAGTCATAGCAAGCAGGAAGGCCATATGATTCAACAAGTGCATCAGATGCCCACTGCTCAACGTTTAAATTGAGATTAGACTTTTGCTCATATCTCTGCAAGTAAAGTTTGTTGTAGCGACTGAGCAAAGCCATTCGGTCTTTGCGTTCAGCCACTCTACTCTGCTACGATTTCGGCTTTTGCTTCGTTGACTTTTTCAATTACTTTATTTTCAACAAATGCATAGATACGATCCATTGCCTCATTTGTTGTTTCTCCTTCACGAGTGTAATCTACAACACCAAGATCAACTCTTAGTGACTGAAAATTACCCAAGTTAAGTGTGTATCCAAGTGTTGCAGATACCTTTGTGTTTTGTCTTTCAATAACGTTTTCTGTAATCTCTTCCATAATTTCCCCCATTAGTTAATGCTCTCATTCCAAACTGGAATAAATCTGCCATCTTCAGTTCTTGTATAAACCAGTATACCATCGCCTGTTCTGCGTGTCAACTCTTGACTTGTAGGTGTCATGTTGTTTGTTATTAAATTATCTTTTCTTGGTCTTCCAATATGTATACTTGCAAGTATATCACGTATCTCTTTTACTTGCGATTCTGAGTAGTATGCTCTTACTTGCCAATGACGTACCCCGTTTAATTGTGAACCCATTGGTGGAGGAATGACTCCTCGTTTAATTAGTAAAGGAAAATATTTGCGATGCCTATTGACAAGTTTGGCTGTTTCTGTTACAGTATAAGCCTTTTGTCTATTTTTTCTAAAGTCAGCACGAAAACAAGTTTCTATTCTATCTTTTGTAATATTATAAACAGAAACCATTCCTGTAGATCTTGAACTGTGATGCAGTCTAACTAAGTCACCATTTAAAAACCAAATGTTTTTATTACCACTAATTACAGGTTGACTATTGTAGTCTTTGCTCTCAAGTTTTCTTGGCTTAAAATCCATCTACCCTCCTTGCTATCTGACGGTGGATGAAAAAATTTTCTTGAACCACAACAGATGCAATAAGTCTCAATATGTATTTGGCTAGAATATTGTCTATCAACAAACATTCTGCCATTGCATTTAACGCAAAGCATTACCCAATCCCCTTTAGTTTGGTATACCAATAATGATAAGGTGGACTGCTAAAGAAAGATCTCCAGACGCACCAAATCTTACAATGCCCTCTACTCTTGAAGTAGTAACACTTTTTAAAATAACATTAACATTTTGTCCTGCTGGAGTATTTCCAATATTTACCGCTGTTGCAGAAGCAATTGGTGCATACTTAAAATCTGATGGGAAGTCATATGAAAATGTCTTCTCGTTTCCAGCACTTACTGTAGAATTATTAGCAACTTCTACATACCCACCAACAACTCTTGCCTCTGATGTCTTAATGCTTTGTTTTCCAGCAGAAATAGTGTCTACTGTTGTATAGTTGTATGTAGCGGATGAAACCTGTGTTGACAGATCATTAACAGTATCAACTAACTGATAAATGTATGTCAAATCTAGAGGTTGTCCTCGTTCTGGTAGCGGTACTTTAGCCATTATCTCTCCATTATATCATTAAACAGTCTGGTTAAGCAATCTGTATACTTTTAAAAAAGGTGTTCCAGCAGCACCGTCTGCTCTTTCAATTGGGTATCCTGTAAGATAAACCTCAATACTCATTCTGTTTGGTGCACTTGGCTGAACGACTCCAGCAACTGTGTATGTTGTTGGAACTGGTAAAGATAAAGATGTTGTAGATAGTCGTTCTTTATATAGCCAATCACCATCACCACCGCCTCTATCCCATCTAACCCAAAAATCATATTGAGATGCTTTTCTAATAAAATAAGTATTTGCGCCATCAACTTTATTAACTGTTACTGCATCCCAAACAACTGATGCAATATCTCCAGCCTTGTTGAAGTGTATAATTCCTGGAACATATGTATAGTCTGGTTCAATTAGATAAATAGGAGACCAATGAGAAACTCTGTTTCTATCATCTGATATAACCCTATATCTTAATGAGTATCCCTGTGTTTCGCTATTAATTGCAGGCAAGTCTGAAAAAGGTGTTTTAAACTTCTTAATTATTTCATTAGCCATTATGTTACACCTACTGAAAATCTAAATTCAATATAATTACTTGTGTTTGGTGATTTAATAATTGTTTCTGCATCTGTATTTTTTACAACTGAATACCCTGTTAGTCCGTACAATGGGTTGGTTGTTGCAATATTTTCTAGTCTAAGTGCATCTAGTGCAATATAGTAATCATCAGATGGTACGTCTGAAACAAGTGCACATGCATAAATCTTTACTACAGTAACTGCATTCCAGGTAAATCCTTGCGTCTGATAGAGTTCTTGTAGTTGTGATGTGGCAACATAGTATCTATTTGCTGCAAAGTCATACGTTGCTCCGCTACCGTTTCCATTTTCTAGTTCAATTTCAAATCTAGCAAACTCGTCTGGACTTTCTGCATCTGTTGTTGCAAAATCTACCAAAATTCTTACTGTGTCTGGTACTGCAAAAGAATCTCCATCTTTGCTGATAATAGAAAATGCAAGACGTAGTTCGTCAATGGGAGAGTTTCTGCTAAAATTAACATCTGCACCCGTTAAGTGTATGTGATTAGATCCAGGCTCAATAACAAAGTGACCAGCAGGTGCTCCAGTGCTTGCATCAATTGTTAAATCTGAGTCATCGCCTTGAATCAAAATAATATTATTTAAAAATCTTGCACGTTCATATCTTTCTGGACGTGGAGTTTTATAGAAAATTGAGTTATCAGCATTTGTTTGAAATACTGGATCTGTAGTTGCAATAACGTTATCATCCAGAGGGTCGTCTAGAGCCTCTGTAATTGTTGGTATAGAGGTTGCTGCAACATTAGTGTGATATTGCCAGTTTTCTCCCTGAGTAAAAGCAAAAACTGTTTTGCTGTCATATGCTCCAGCAGATGGGTTTGACCCTGCTGAATATAATCCAATCTCTGTTATTTCATATCTTTCTTCAGTTGGTAGTTCTGCAGTCAGTACTAGTTTTTCTGTACCGCCATCATTTACAAATCCTCTAGAAGAAATTGGCACTCTAAACATTTCAAAGTCAAGGTTATCTTTGAGTGAGTAGTCTCCGTATGGGTCTCCAGTTGCCAATGGCTGAGCGCCACAGCCTACAGCAATGTATGAAGCGTATGCTGGAGCCTGTCCAAGCAAATACTTCCCAATTATAGATTTTCCAGTATCAGTTATCATTTAAATTACCGCCTCATATATTGTACCACTTATGGTAATCTCTAGTTCTATCTGCTCATCTGACTGTAAATTTATAGCCTCAACAACAAGTTCTCCTGTTACTGGATCGATATATACATGTGCACCACCTGGACCAGTTCCTTCATCTGGAACCTTATCATCAAACTTGATAGAAAAGTTCTGAAAATATTTATCTGATGTTGCCTGAAGACTAACTATATTATTAGGGTTATATTGCTGCTGTACTGCAGTTAAATTCTTAATAGGCTGATAAATGATTGTTTGTCCATTTACAGTGTCATTACGAGCAATGCTAATTAGTTCTTGTCCACCAATATTTTCAAAAATAAGATCAGTCATTATTTCAATTGGAAGCGTATCATCATTATATAAAATAGTATCTATTGGTGCTGTAAGCACTGGGCTAACGTTATTCATTGTTATAGATAGCCCAATAGTTGAAGGGGTTAATGGTGTAGCCGAAACTGGATTGTTAATTGCCATTTTATACCTCGCTCAAATAGACTGTCATAGATGGTCCTTCTAGTGTTCTGTTATAAGAAATATTATACACAACAAACCTATCAGAACCACTTGCCACCAAATTTAAATCATCATTATTTTTATAGTCAATTGTAACAATATCTCCTAATTGAAGTGTAGGAATTGAGAAAAGCCTAATACCAATTGATTTTTTAGGAGACATAACTTTACTAATTATCCAGCCCATTAGTTCATTTGCATCATCCTGAGTTTGAATATATGGACTTTCAATAGAAAAGTCATTCTTACCATAGATGAGTCTACTTAACTTAATTTCATCATACTTTGCTTTTTGAACAAGAGGAGATGTTACAAGATTACTTCCCTCTAATTGTGGATCAGATAGGTTTCCTTCTTTTTTAAAGTATTCATCTACTGTTAGTTGGTATGATGTATCTTGTGTAAATGTAATACCCTGGATTCTTAGGTAGTTTCCTGTTGTTTCATCTAAGTTTAATGCTGTATCTGAAGCGTTAAAGATCAAGAATTCAGCACCGTATGAATCTGCCTGGAATCCAGAAATTGAATAGCCCTTGATTCTATTGAATGTTGGGGATAGTTGAGCATAAAGAGCAGGATATGAACGGTCATACTTAATATCAAAATAAGAACACTCACGCATAATAGAGCCAAATTCTTCAAAGTACATGTTGTATTTTGGTGGTTGAGCAGAACTTATGCCAGTAAGATAAGTTCCCTGAATCAAACCACTGATTGCATACTTTCTAAATGACTCATTTGCATCTATCTCGCTATCACCAAACACACCAGAGAGTGTTTCTCCAACAACTGACACTGTATTCTGTGCATAGTTATTAGTTAAAGCATATAGATTTTCAAACATTACTCTTGAAGAACCTCTAATAAATGGAGCAATATTGTTGTAAACTGGTAGTGGATCTGTGTCATCAACAATCTTAATTAACTTATTATTAATGTATAAATAAAATCTACGAAGTGTACCAATATCTTGATACTCAACTGACAAGTCATATACCGTTGGCTTGTCTTCTCCAGCCATTCTGTATTGTCCAGTGAACTTACCGTCGTCAACAATAATGCTTGTTAGTCCACCCCAGAGTTTGACTGGAATAGCATTATTATTTGATGCGTCTTTCTTTACCTTATAAAAAACAACATTGTTAATGTTAACCTGTGGTTCTCCAGCCTTATCTATTTTCTGGTAAGACTGCACATTTGTTTCTGTTAATGCAACAATTTCAAAATAATAACCATTGTTTGTTTCTGGATTTAGCATAATTGCTAGTCCTCCAGAACCTCCACCAATGCTTACGTTCTGGCTTGTTTGTACTGAGTTTACCTGATAGTAAGGTATGCTACCTATAGGTGTTTGACCACGGGTTTCATTATTCTCAATCTTTCCAATAATTCTCATTCTTGCACCAAAACTTCTGTATGCATTATCTAGTTGTTTATACTGATAAGAAACAAAGTTAATTGGTGTTTCTGTAGTCTTAAATGATGGACCATTCATAACAAGTGCAGAAGATTGAATAGTTCCAGTCTGTGTTGACTTTAAACTATTTACATCTGTTTCTGTTAAATAACTGCTTGACATAAAGTTTTTAATGATTCCAGTTCTTGCTGTCTGTCTAGCAAGTGTATTGTTTAATCCTGCTGCACCAACTGTTGTTGCTGGTACAGATAAATTTTGATCTAAAGTGGTTGTAAATAGATATTGACTTTGCATATCACAGCCACGAACATATGTATTATCAGACCAGTACTGATTGATTCCTGCGCTATGGGCTACTACTGGTGTACCAAATTGACCTCTACCGTTTTCATAGACTGCTCCTGGCTGAAGTCTTTCTATACCATCAACTGTTTCATAGTATGGTGTTGAAAATATTCTTATAAGTCCTGTAGGATATATTTTTCCATTAAATGGAATTGAAGCAAAGTATTTTTGATATTCTTGGTTACTGCTAATCCATACATTTCCAGTGCCAGTTACATTAAATTCTGCAGCATCATATCTAATAATTTCTCCACCAGAGTAGAAGTATCCTTGGTATCTAGTTAGCCAGTATACGTTTTCACCAATATCCATGATATTGTTTACTACAATACCGTTTTCTACAGTGGGAAGGCTTGCAGTTAAGTCAGAATTTAGTGGCATAGCACCAAGAACATACTTTCCTTGCTTAGAGGCCACCTCATTGATTGTCTTTGTGTTATCTGTTCCAGAAACTTCCCAAAGCAGTGCAGGCTTATAGATCCAAGTCTTGTCTCTATCAACCATATTTGCCTGTCTTATGCTTCCGTAAGATCTTTGGATATATCTTGCTGTGTAAGAAATATTTCCGCCATTATAAACTTTTTTATCTTGTGATGCTATAGCAATAATATTTGGAAGGTTTCCAGAAGTAGCATTTTCCACTACTCCAGTATCTGTTTGATTATTTGTTCCAGATAAAACAAAGTCAGTTGGTCTTTCTGCCGTATCTGGCATCAAGTAGTTCTTGCTCATTACTATAAAATTGTTGTATTCATCAAAGAACATTGCGCTTTGTGTAGCAACTGCTAACTGATTCAATACCTCTGCAACATTTTGATCTGGTGCAACAAAGAAGTATGGAATGATTGGATCAGACTCTGTATCAAGTCTTCTAAAAGAGTAATTACTAAAACCAATATAATCAAGAAGAGTTGTAATAGCCATACTCAATGATGTTTCTGTCATTAGCAATCTTGGTGCAGGCATTGATTCTATAAAGAAATATAGATCACGCAATTCAATTTCTAATGTTCCGCTAGTTATATCTGCTTGTGGCATACCTTCTGAGTATAATGTTTTAATTGGAACATAGTAGTCATATCCATCTACATTGACAATGATTTCATAAAAGTTAAACTTGATGTTTTTTCTAACATAATTAGAAATAATGCTTGAAGTGTTATATTCATTAAATGCCTGGTCGTCATCAAAAATAGAAAGCGATCCAGTTGAGGCAAGCAGTTGTCCAACTGGTAGGGATGTAACTCCTATGTCTGATAAAGTCTTTGTAATTGTAAAGTCAATTATCTTATCTGATACGTCTACTACCAGTCTTGGTGACATTTCAATTAGATCAAAAGTAGAATCAAACTTGTTCATTACTTCTACAATAATTCTCATTCCCTGCATATAAGCAAACTCTCTATATACAACAGATCCGCTTACACTATCTGTAAACTGTTCTGGAGATGTCAGATCTGTTACAAAGTTTGTTTGATTTGTTATTGTTTCTGAACCAAGTTCCCAGTTATATTGTGGAGTAAAGGATTCATATCCATTATCTACGCCTGTGCCAGTATAAATATAGAATGTGCCCTGGTCTCCTGCGTTTGGTATAACTAGGTAAGCATATCCAAGAGGTGCCGTATCTGGTCTTAAAGTTATTGAAGATAGTGTTTCTGCGTAAATAAATATATCTTTATATTCTTCTGGTATTACTAAGCCATACTCTAGTTCTACATACCCGTCTGGTCCAATGATTGCAGAGCCGTCAGGTCTTGTATCTGCTTCTGTAAAAGAATATAAGTCTACCCAATTATTATCACTTAGATATTGAATCTTCCATCTAGATGGTGTTGTTTTATTTGCATTTCCAAATAAAGGATCATCTATAGAGCCAGTGCTTGTTGTAAAAGGTCCAAGGTCAACTGACCCAACATTTGTCTGCATTTTTACAATAACTCTGTTTGCTGGAACCTGTTCTTTATAAACAACAAACGGTGCTGTATCATCTATATAGTTTAATCCGTTAGATAGATTATTAGCAATACCACGTTCAAAATTATCTTCTGTTCTGTATGAAGTCCAGTATCTAAATTCATCATATCTGGATGGCATATAGTATCTTGGTCTTTCTGCCATTGATGCCCCCGAGTTTGCAACATACTTTCCTGCAAAATATAGTGGCTTATTGATACCAGATCTTGGTCTAAAAGGTTTTAAGCAATCCTCTAGAGAATAGATCATCTTCATTTTGTCTTTTTGTAATGTAAACTGTTGTGGAGTTCCACTATCTGTAAATCCGCCATCTATAACTACATCTGCATTTGTTGCGCCAGTGTAGTAGTTTCCTTGGTCAAGCGGATCAAATGAAATTGGAATAGTAAAGTATTGTGAGGTTGAATCTAATGGACGGTATCTGTAGTTGCCAACCTTTTGAATATTATCTGGCATATTCATATTCCACTCAGACAAGACTAACGACTGAAGTCGAATTGTTGCAGATGTTTCTAGATGTGTCTTTAATGTTTCACTAACAAACACTTTAGACCTCTTCCAGTGTTACCGAAATATTCCAGAGGTCAAAATTGTTTCCACCACGTTTTACAATTGAATAATTAAAATCAGCAAAGTATACTTGTACGATTTGGTTGTATTGTCCTAAATGTCCAAATGCTGCATTATCATCACCAAAATTAGAATACTTATCATATGATAGATACATCCAGAATGGTCCCTTATGGTTTTGGTACCAGTCCAAAAGCGCTACTCCACCAGCACCACCATCTGCTGTAAATTCTTGAAGGTTATTTTGATATGGAGAAATACCAGTATCTGGATCAAATTCAGCATTTTGATAAAATGCACGGGATGGAAGTAAGGACCATGACCAAGAAAAATTCAACTTATCTGCAATATGATATGAACGCATACGTCCATTAATAGTTCTTTGTCTTTGTTCAAGTCTTTCTGTACTAATATCTATTTCACCACGGTTATGGTCTGACAATATCAAGAACTGGTCTACCAGATCTGGGTCTGTCCCACCTGGTACGTCTGCCCCTACTTCATAGCCATTTGGCACGTAGAGGCCTTCTGAGAGGGTTCCAGCATTATCTGACCATAGGACTGCCTGCGGTCTTTGATAGCGCTTTCTGCCTGTTATATACCCTGCTGTAGCCATTATGCCCTTTGTGTCCTAATTCTTTGTGAGTCTATTTGTTTAATCTGTGTCATTACTACCCTTGCAATATCATCAGGATTTGCATCAGATTTAACATTAACACTTAGATTATAATTATACACCTTCTCGCCTTCGTATGTTCCAGTATTTATGGCCTTCATTTTATCAACACCATAATTACTAACAGCATACTTACTCATAACAAATTCTCCAGGTGTTAGCATTGCTGGAACAACGTCTGTTCCCCTAGGTGATCCACCAGAAGCAAAATACTTAGGCATAATCATTCCACCAGAAGATTTTCTTGCATATGGATTTGCTGTCATCATTCCAACTCTTGCTGGATCAAAACCAGCATTTAATGCTATTCGTGGATCATATTGGCTAGTTATTGGATTTGCAGAGTTTATTAAAACCTTTGAGTTTGTGGATAAACTATTAAACATGTTTGCAAGACTTACAGCAATTGCGTCTGCTTCGGCTGCTGCTGCTGCAACGGCCTCTGCTGCTGCTAGGGCTGCTGCTGTTGCCTCCGCTTCCGCTGCTGCTGCTTCGGCTGCTGCATCTGCTGCTGCCTTTGCTGCATCTGCTGCTTCTTGATTTGCTGCTGGTGATGCATCTGGATTTGGAATAAATGGAACGGTTACTCCACCACCAGGAACCTTCATAGAAGCAAATATTGCTGCAAGTTGCTTTGCTAACTCTATTGCTTTTCCAATTTCTGTTTGTAAGTTAATTGTTTCAAGTTCTGCTGCTGCGATTCCACCCTTAACCTCTGTCCATTGTAGTTTTAGATCATCTAGGTGGTCTAGTTCTTTTTGTCTTTCTTCTTCTACAGCAAGAAGTTCTGCCTTCTTAGTATCAAGAGTTTTAATTGCAGCATCAAGTTTTTCATTAGCAAGTTTTAGATTCAGTGCTTCAGAAACACCAATACCGTTGGTAATATTATAAATTTCATCTTCGTAACCACGAATTTGCTTTGATAGTAATTCTCTTTCTCTCTCAAGTGGAAGAATAGAAAGTTCTTTAATATTGGCAATTCTTTGCTCAAGTACTTCACGTCCTTCTTCAAGTTGGAATATACTTTGGCTAATTGCAAACTGGCGATCTTCAATCTGCAGTCTTGTAAGGCCAGCAGCATTTCTTTGGTTAGCAAGTTCTGCTTCTCTTGCTGCCTTAAGCATATCAAGATTTGATGTAGATGCTGACTCTGCTGATGCTTGACGCATATCTTGAACAGCCTGTGCTGCTGCTGATATATCTCCAGAGGTCAATGTATCAGCAAGTGAAATTCTTTGCTTTTCTTGTGCAATTAAATCTTTATTAATTTCAGAAATCTTATTTAATGCTTCTTCTTGAGCATCATATTTTTGATTAATTGCATCTGCTGCACGATCAAGAAGTGTTAAATCATTTGCAAGATCTGAGGACTCCTCTTGTAGAATAGCAATTGGCTTATCAAATTGAGTATTAATAGTATCTTCAATAGCAGAGATTGTTTCTTGGAAAGCCTCAATTGGACGAGTAATACGTACTTCAATCTCTCTTTGCTTATCATCAATCTTTGACTGAATACCGTCAATATTTTCCTGTATTTTAGAGATATTATCTTGTGCTTTTTCAACCTGCTTTTGAGCAGCATCTACTGCTCTTTCACCAGCAAGAATTCTTCTAGCAAACTTGGCTTCTATTGCTTCATTTGCTAATGAGAAGAACTTGTTTACTCTATCTTCTACCTCAGAGAATTTATTTTGTAATGTTTCCAATGGATTCATTGCCATTGCAGTTAGGTCTGCTTCCTTCTTCTGCAATCTAAATGCTTCTACAAGTTTCATTACTTCGTCTGCTGTTTTTGCTGAACTTAAGGCTACCGCAAAATTTGCATCTGCAAGCATTTCTGCTGCCTCTGTTGTGCTTTTTGTTATTAGGTTAAGTCTGGTAAACTCTGATCTTTGTGCTCTTAGTCCAGCAATTGCTTGAATGTTTGCATTTTGGAAATCACCAATTACTGACTCGTTGTAGCCCTTTAGCGCTGCTGCTCCACCACTTGTTAACTCTACT